TTTTTTTTTGTTATAGTATATATTCGCTTCTCAAAGCCGCTTTTCGCAAGCATGGATTGTTTATAGAGCAAATATAGTCATTCTATATCAATCTACCAAATATATTTTAGACCCGCTGGCCTGATGGCCGCTCGGCACTTAAAAGCGAGGGAGAATAGAGTGATATAGTATATATTATATATCTATATTATTATGAATGACTAAAAGCGAGGGAGAATAGAGTGATATAGTATATATTATATATCTATACTAGATTTGGAACCACCACATTCTTATCGTAGCGCGAGCCCCAAGGCGCAGCAGCGTTCCCATATTAAAAACAAAAACTAAAAAGTCTGTCTTAAAATAAAAGGAAGAAAATGAAGATTATCAATGTAGAAGATATAGGGTTTTTATCATTCACCGTAGATACGACTATCATATCTGTTGATAGCACTTTAATAACGGTGGATATGACTACTGGTGGAACAAGCTCTTTATTTATGGAGATTATACCGGCCGAGTATCCTGACGAAGTATATATTGACTTTTGGAACGAACTTACTCAAATCACTACGAGAGTATTAAGCCAAACTACTATATTCAACGGCAAGATGAGAATATACTATCAAAACTTTGGATTCAAGGATGGCGAAAACTATGAAGTTACGGTAAGAAAAACCGACGAGACTATCATATATCGCACAAAAGCATATGTTACAACCAGCGGAGACTTACAAAACTATCGTTTTAGCACGACGACGAACAATGTCATACAAATATAAACTAGAAAATGAAAAANATACAAGCACACTCGCTAAACAACTATGTAAGGCCCGACGAGAGAATAGTCCTTACAAACACAGGAAAATACTTAACTCACGGAAGGGACAACAGCTACTACCAGTATGTTGAAGAAAGATATATTGGTTCGCCTACAAACAACGCCGTCATCGATGCTTATTGCTCGTATATCTATGGCGAAGGATTAGATGGCAACATTGATATAAGCAAAATCATCTCAAAGAACGATGTAAGGCTCGCGATAAAAGACCTTAAAATGCACGGCCAATATACTCTTCAAGTCGTATATACAAAAGACAAGAAAAGCGTAGCCAAACTATATCATATTCCTGTAAAGCAAATCGCAGTAAATAGGCCACCAGAGATTACAGACGAGATAGAAAACTTTTGGTATTGTTTTGATTGGAGATACCAAACGCAATATAGACCAAAGCTAGTGCCAGCATACGGAACTACTTCTGGTGCAGAAAGCGAAATCGCATTTGTAAGAACTCCTTCTTGCGAGCCAATATATTCATTGCCTGACTATCAATCAGCCTTACAGTATTGCGACCTAGAAGAAGAGTTATCAAACTTCTACAACTCGCATGTAAAGAACAAGTTTTCTGCTGGAACAATAATAAACATCAACCAAGGATTTGAGACGCCAGAAGACCAAGAAGAAGCAGAGAGAAGCATATTGGCAAAGACTACTGGATCGTCAAATGCTGGAACGGTTATCATATCAGTTCAAGACAACAAAGAAAACGCGACTACGGTAGAGCAAATCATCATAGCCGACGCTTACAATCAATACGAATGGCTATCAAACGAAGCAAGAGACAAGATTTTAATGGCACATAAAGTCGTAAATCCTATCTTGTTCGGAGTAAAAGACGGCGGCGGACTCGGCAATAACGCAGACGAGATGACCGTAGCACTAAAAACTTTATATAGAAGCCAGATAAAGCCTACAAGAGAAATCTTTATTGATGGATTAGAAAACATTCTTTCTTATGGCGGCGCAGAAGTAGAGCTATACTTTAAGGATTTTGCCGAGCTTATTGTAAAAGAAGAGCCTATTGAACCTGTTGTTGAACCTGTTGTTGCTCCTGCGATACTATCAAAAGAAGAGTTCGACGAATATACAAATGTAGAACTAAAAAAGTGGCGAGGATCGCCAAACTCGTCAAATGTAAAAAAGATTTTATATCAAGACGAGACTAGCGAAATGACTATTCAGTTCCATTCAGGCGATATATATACTTATTACGATATAGACTTTGCCTTATTCCAAGAAGTGCTAAATGGTGCTGGTATATGCAGAACGGCTGGCGAAAACAGATGGGGAAGTTGGTATGTTGGAAAAACGCCTAGCGTTGGCGCAGCAGTAAATCAACTTTTAGATGGCGTAAGATACTCACGAGGAGGCTCATTAAAATAAATAAAAAAACATGGCTATTATATTACTACAAACGAACGATGTCTCAAAAAACACAATCATTGGCGGAAATGTTGATATAGACAGGCTCTTGCCTTCTATAAAAGCATGCCAAGAGACTATGATAAGAAAGCTCCTAGGCATACCGCTATATACAAAGATAACGAATGACTATCTTGCTGGCGGTGGAGCTGCTGGCCTATCTGGCTTATATTTAACGCTATACAACGACTATCTTAAACCAATGCTTATCCATGGCTCGTCGGACATTTTTCTTCGCTCTGGGGCTTACCTTGTATCAAACAATGGTATAACCAAGTCAAAGACGCCAGACGCAGACTCTATATCAAAAGAAGAGGTTGATTATTTGGCTCAGGCATCAAGGGCTCTTTATAGAGACTATGAGAGAGACTATCGCGATTGGATAAAAGTAAATGGTGCTTCAATACCAGAATACGATGATGGAATAAAGTCTAGCGATAGAATAGTAAATGTTGGCGGATGGATTTTGCCTAGAACAAGAAGATGCTAAAAACAAAACATAAAAATCTGTCTTAAATATGAATAAGAAAAGAGGAGAATACAAGATAAAAAAAGAGTGGCTAAGCAAGCTAGATCTTTATATCATCAAGCTCGAAAAGGAGAAGGAAGACAAAAAAGAAGAAGATAAGAAATGACACAAGTTCAAGTAGGCACGGTGCCAAATGACGGCACTGGCGATGTATTGAGAGAAGCCTTTATCATAACAAACGCAAACTTTGTAGAGATTTTCGATGACCTAGATGCTGCCGTTATAGGATTAAACTCATCCATATCAGGCCTAGATACTAGAATGGACGCTGTTGAAGCAAAAAATACGACGCAAGATGCCAGCATAACCTCTATAAACGGGCAGATAATGTCGCTAAATACTCTCATATCAAACCAGAATATAACAATAAGCTCGATGAACGCTATTATTGCGTCTCAATCTGCGGCCATAGCAGAGCTATACGAAATCATAGGAAATCTATAATGACAAATATAAATGTATCAACACCGAACGACGGCCTAGGCGATAAGCTGAGGGACGCGATGATTATATGCAACGACAACTTTGCCGAGCTATCTTCAATCTCAACAAGTTTAGAATCCGACATATTGGCTATACAAAGCGCAATCGACAGCCTCGCGCAGCCGCCATTCCAAATAAGCGATGTAGCAGGACTTCAATCGGCTCTCGATAACCTTGTTAGCTTATCCGACTACAACTCAAACAACATATTGATAAACGCGGCTATCGCAGAGCTAAACGCCAACATAGACTTTATACTCGCAAATCTAGCAGCATCTGGCGTCTTATCGCAATATACTATCGACTCATATCAAGGCACTAGACTATCTGCTACTTCATCAACAAATGGATTTTTAATAGAAAAAAGCACAAATGGCAGTATTGGATATATCGCAAAAAATGTAAATGGAGGCAATGGAGCCCTAGCGAGCATAGCCGTTCTTGGAGAAGGAACAGACTGGTATTCCAACGGCATATCATTAAACTATGTAAATAGCGGATACTATATCAACTATTTAAGAAACTGCGGATTCCTATACAGCGATAAAAAAACTCATATCATAGCCGAGTCTATTGATTTTAGAACTGGTCCGCTATCAACAGCAACGACTAGATTATCTATCTCGGCAGGAGGAACCGTATCTATCGGCAATCTGCCTGCTCTTGACGCAATAACAGACGATTTGTTGGCAAGAAATGCTAGCGGCGAAGTTGTAAGAGTATCAAAAGCCTCAATGATTGCCATTGGCACAAGCGGGACTTCTGGAACAAGCGGAGTAAATGGAACTTCTGGCACATCAGGAGCACAAGGATCTTCGGGAGTATCTGGATCAAGCGGGACTTCTGGCACATCAGGAGCACAAGGATCTTCGGGAGTATCTGGATCAAGCGGGACTTCTGGCACATCAGGAGCGCAAGGATCTTCTGGCGTATCTGGGTCAAATGGAACAAGTGGGACTTCTGGCGTGAATGGTGCGAATGGATCATCTGGAACAAGCGGGACTTCTGGTATAAATGGTGCAAATCAAATAAGCAGAACATATGCATCTGGAACGGCAAGCATTGTAGGGCCAGGCTCGGTATTCTCTCTTACAGACCTATATTCTTACAATGGCCCGACTTCAAGCTTTTATTTAATACCACCAGGCCAGCCTTGGACTATATTCGCAAATGGCGCAATAGACCTTAACAACTATATGGTCGGATACATAAACAGCGCAGACATTGAACCACCTTCGCTTGGTTTTATGATTTTAGAAAGCTATGGATCAGCAACAGACTCAAATGAATGGTATGCCATACAAGGCGCGCTTACAAAAAGCGGCACAAGCGGAACTTCTGGCGTAGATGGATCATCAGGGGTGGCAGGAGCAACCGGAGCAACAGGCTCAAATGGATCAAATGGCACGAGCGGAACGAGCGGGACTTCTGGCACGAGCGGGGCAGCAGG